CTCTAATACCTTTACGTTAGATGTAGGTACAAGTGCTTTAGCTTCAAACCTTGATTTAGACTGGATAATTAACGGCGACAGCAACACATTTGATTTTGATATAAACTATGATGGTGCTACTAATTACGTAGATGTAGATGGAGATAGCAATACAATAAACTTTACAGGAAGCGGATATGCAGGCGGATATTTCTACCTCGACCAAACAGGTAACAGCAGAACATTTAATATCACCCAATCGTCAACGCTTGCTTCTGATTGGTTACAGATCAACTCTACTGGTTCTAACGGTACTATTTGCGTCGTTCAAAACGACGGCGGAACAACTACCGGCTGTTGATGTAGGAAACATATCTGAACTATCAGGTTCTGCTAGAGTTTTAAGAGAAAAACCGTATAATGCCGAGTTGGATTTTGACATCCAACAAAACGATGAAGCTATAACAACAAATGGCCGTATGGCTATTACGTTTTTAGATGATTCAAAAGTAAAACTAACGGAACACTCTCAATTAACGATAGATGAATATATCTTTGACCCAAATCCTAGCAAGTCTAAAATGGCTATCACCTTTGGTTTGGGTACGGCTAGATTTATTACTGGTTCTTTAAATAAGATAGATAAGTCTAATATAGACCTTAAAACCCCTACCGCTAATATAGCAATCAGAGGAACAGACTTTACAGTTACTGTAGATGAAACAGGTCGTAGTTTGTTAATACTTTTACCAGATGAATTTGGTAACGCCAGCGGCGAAATATTGGTAACAACTGCGATGGGAACTGTTACCCTTAACAAACCTTACGAAGCTACAACCGTAGATGTATTTGAAAAATCTCCAAGCTCCCCTGTTATTTTAGATCTTACTCTAGATATTATTGATAATATGCTGATTGTAAATCCTCCTAAAGAAGAAGTTGTTTTAGAAGAAACAGTACAAACGCAAAAGAAAAACATATTAGATTTTAACGATTTAGATATAGATTATTTAGAAGAAGACTTTTTTAAAGAAGACGAACTAGAATTTACCGAGTTAGATATAAATTATCTTGACGTAAATTTTCTTGAAGATCTTTTAGATGTTATAGATGCTTTGCAAGAAATAAAGCAAGAAGATCAGTTAGCTCAAGACGCCACATCTATAAATTTGGTTGGTACTAATTTAGGCCAAGACTTAAATACGCAAATTACATCTTACGTAACTGGAGAAATACTTACTTTGATGAGAAGTGTTAGCGATACTGCTAGAGTAGATATAGATTCATCCGGTAGTTATACTGTTATTTTTATTCAAGATGGCGTATCTAGAATAATAAAAGTAAACGGAGGAACGGGTAGTACGATAAAAATAACCCAAAGTAATTAATAAATAATATGAATAAATTATTATTACCAATACTTATAATATTAGGATTGCCTTTAGTATTTCAAAGTACGCCTACCGAAATATTAAAACTAAAAATATTTGACGCTTTTGTTCAAACGCCAGAACCATCTGGCTACTTTACTATTTTAAATATTACCGAAGAAGATATAGACGCAGAAGGCGGTTGGCCTATACCCAGACAAAGACTTGGTAATATACATGCAGAACTAATAGAAAAAGGTGCTTTGGGTGTAGGTTGGGTTGTTAGCTTTCCGCATCCCGATAGATTTGGGGGCGATAGATTTTTTGCAGAGTCCTTAAAATATGGTACATCTATTTTGGCTTCATTTGAATACCCAAATCAAATATACCCAAAAACAGTTGGTACGGTCATTAAAGGACCTGATGTTGGTGGTATGCTGGTAAAGGGTGTGGTACAGAATACTCACAGCCTTAGAAACGACTATATACAAGAAGGTATATCTGCTGCACCCACCGATCTTGATAATCTAGTTAGACGCATACCATTATTATTTAAAACTCCAGATGGATATGTAAGTTCTTTTGGTACAGAAGTATTAAAAAGCTTAGCGGGTGCAAAAACTTATATCATTAAAACCAACGAACTTGGTATTGAAGAAATTACTGTTCAAGGATTGCCTCCTGTTAAAACTGATAGTATTGGTCGTAAGTGGATTAGTTGGGTAAAAACTCCAGAAACTAATTTACAAGAAATGAATGTAGAGGGTAAGTTTGTTTTTCTTGGCATAACTGCTCCTGGAATTATGCCTCAAGTTGCAACTCCAGCAGGATTATTAGAGCCACATAAAATTCAAGCAGCATTATCTGAGTCAATTCTTATTCAAAACTCTCCAAGAATACCAGAATGGCATTTGGCAGCCGAAATTTTAATTTTGGGAATTTTTGTCACCCTGACGTGGCTCACAATCAATTATCTTGGTGTGGTTAAGGGTCTAAGTATTGCTGTAATTTTGCTTTTCACCACGGGCTTCTCAGGCGTTTTTAGCATTCAGAAGGGCATTTTATTGGATTTTTCATGGACTTTTATATCTCAAATCATAACTTCTACCGTTGCTTTCTACATAAACTACAAAAAACAATATAAACTACGTCAAGAGATTAAAAAACAGTTTGAACATTATCTGGATCCAAGACAAGTGAAGCAATTACAAGACAATCCTGAGTTACTAAAACTTGGAGGCGAGAAAAAATATTGCACATTTTTATTTACAGACGTTAGAGGTTTTACATCTTTATCAGAAAAACTAGAACCAGAAGAAGTAACCAAAATTATGAATAAGGCTTTAACGATTCAAGCAGATACAGTTAAGTTTTATGATGGTATGGTGGATAAATATATTGGTGATGCGATGATGGCAATATTTAACGCACCTATAGATATACCTGACCATGAAATGGCTGCGGTTCTTTGCGCAAAAGAAATACAAGATAAAATTAAAATGGCCGATCTCGGTGTTGAAATTGGTATTGGCGTAAATACCGGATATGCAGTTATTGGCAATATGGGTAGTGATACTAGATTTGATTATTCGGCTATAGGTGACGCGGTAAATACAGCAGCACGTCTTGAGTCTGCAACAAAAGAAGCTGGTGTTGACATACTAATTGGCGAGGCTACAATTAAGAAAACGCAAAATGGTGTTTTTCATAAAAAAATATACGTAAAAGGAAAAAAGAAACCGTTAAAGGTTTATACTATATAAATGACAACAAAAAGACCAACCACACTAACTGTAGCGGCGGATCTTGCCAAGCATGAGGCTCAATGTTCTGAGCGTTGGAAGACAGCGTTCAACGAATTTGCTGAGATAAAAAGCGAAATAGCTTCTATTAACAATACAATTAAAATGACAACCTTCGGAGTATTTGGATTTATAGGTGCTTTAACTATAGCCTTAGTATCTGTTTTACTATGAAATTTAAAGGATTATTAAAAAACGTTGTAGGCGCAGTAGCTCCTACACTTGGTACAGCTTTGGGTGGACCTATGGGCGGTATGGCTGCCAATATGATATCTGAGGTTTTGGGAGTTCCTAATAATCCAAAGTCTATTGAAGCAGCAATTCAAAACGCTACGCCAGAACAAATGCTACAGCTTAAAAAGGCTGAAAAAGATTTTGAAATAAAAATGAAAGAGCTTGAGGTTGATATCTTTGCTTTAGAAGCAAAAGAAAAAGAAAACGCTAGAGGTTACTTTTCAAAAGATTGGACTGCAAGAATAATTGGTATAGCAACTATAGGTGGCTTTTTAGGTTATATATTTTTGGTTACGTTACAACCGCCAGAACAAAACTCAGAAGCTTTAATTAATTTAGTATTAGGATATTTAGGTGGGCTGGCTAGTGCAATCATTTCATTTTATTTTGGAGCTTCTAACTCAAGCGACAAAGGAGACTAATATGAATATATCTCAAGAAGGTCTTTGCCTTATTAAAAAGTTTGAAGGCTGCGAGCTTGAAGCTTATAAATGTGCAGCAGGAGTTTGGACTATAGGATATGGTTCTACTAAAGGTGTAAAAGAAGGCGATACTATAACTCAGGAAGAGGCTGATCATCTTTTATTAGAAGAAATGGAAGAATACGAGGGGTATATAAACGATTTGGTTGAGGTAGATCTAAACCAAAATCAATTCGACGCTTTAGTATCTTGGGTATTTAATCTTGGTCCAGCTAATTTAAAAGCGTCTACGATGTTAAAAGTTTTAAATAATAAAGAATACGAAGAAGTGCCTGCGCAAATGCAAAGATGGAATAAAGCAGGCGGAAAGGTTTTAGAAGGTTTGGTAAGGAGAAGAAACGCAGAATCTCTACTATTTGAAGGCAAGGAGTGGGGAAAAATATAAGGAGATAAAATGCCACATGCTACAACGCGTATTGCGTTAGCAGGTGAATATTTGGCAGCGTCATATTTGATGAGATATTGCGACTCTGTTATTTTAGCTCCAGCAGGGCATCGTTCCGATTTAATTTTAGATCATCAAGGTCAACTCTATAAAGTACAAGTAAAAACTACAAACAGCACCTATAAACGCAGGGGAGCTGATTATTATCGTTGGGAAATACGAACCAGCAAAAGAACGCAAGATAACATTCGACAAAATAAAATGGTAAGATATGGAAACGGGCAAATAGATATGTTTTGCCTTGTTGCCTTGCCTATTGATAAGGTTTTCTTTATTCCTTATACAGAAGATGGAAACCAAACAGAGTATGCAAAGACAGCAAAAAAATTAAAAGAGATTGACTCAAAAGAGTCTTTGATTAAAACTTTATTAACGATAAACAAAATACCAGAATTAGAGCCTTTAAATGACCTTACAGAAAGCAGTATTTAACCCAGGTATCAACAGAGAGGGTACCGATTATAGTAACGAGGGCGGTTGGTTTGACGTCAACTTAGTTCGTTTTAGAAAAGGATATCCAGAAAAATTTGGCGGATGGACTAAAAATACTCCCAATAGTTTTCTTGGAACTTGTAGAGCCTTACATCCTTGGGTCTCTTTGGGTGGTACCAAGTATTTAGGACTTGGTACTACTTGGAAATATTATATAGAAGAAGGCTCTAACTTTAACGACGTTACCCCTATAAGAACTACTACGGCAGCAGGAGATGTTACTTTTTCTGCAACAGATGGATCTTCAACTATTACTGTAAGTGATACTGCGCATGGCGCAGTAATGAATGACTTTGTTACTTTTAGCGGAGCTGTAAGTTTGGGTGGCAATATAACAGCAGATGTTTTAAATCAAGAATATCAAATTGTATCAGTAACAACCAACACCTACACAATTACAGCAAAAGATACTAGCGGAGCTACCGTAACAGCAAACTCAAGTGATACAGGAAATGGTGGATCAAGTACCGTAGGAACTTATCAAATAAACGTAGGACTAGATGTATATGTCCCTGGTACTGGGTGGGGTCTAAACGGCTGGGGCGAAGGAACTTTTGGATCTGCTACAGCTTTATCTGTAACAAACCAGTTAAGACTCTGGACGCATGATCACTTTGGCGAAAATCTAATAATGAATGTTAGAGGTGGTGGTATTTATCAATGGACAGAAAACAATGGAGTTGAAACCAGAGCTGTAGATATGTCCGGTATATCAGGAGCCAATCTAGTTCCAACCGTAGGCTTACAAGTTATCACTTCTGAAAAAGACAGACATTTAATTGTATTAGGAGCAGATCCTTTAAATGATGCAGGTACAGCTAGAACCGGTACAGTAGATCCGATGCTTATAGCTTTTTCTGATCAAGAAAATAATTTAGAGTTTGAGCCAACAATTACTAATACTGCCGGTTCGTTACGATTATCATCTGGCTCATCTATTATTGGAGCTGTTAAATCAAGGCAAGAGATACTTGTATGGACTGATACTGCTTTATACAGCATGCAGTTTGTTGGACCACCTTTTACTTTTGCAGTAAACCTAGTAAACGAAGGAACAGGATTGGTTGGCCCCAAAGCAGCAGTAACAGCGCCTTCAGCTATTTACTGGATGGGCTACAATAATTTTTATAGCTATAACGGTAGCGTTCAAACCATACCTTGTAACGTTCATAATTACGTATTTGGCGATATTAACTTAGTACAATCCTTTAAAATAAATGCCTTTACTATTGCTGATAAAAATGAAGTAGGTTGGTTTTATTGTTCTTCTAGCAGCGACGAAATAGACAGATATGTTATTTATAACTATATGGAAAACCTTTGGACGTATGGCCAGTTAAGCAGAACGGCTTGGCTAGATGCTGGTATAGAAAACTTTCCAAGAGCAGTAAACGGCGGTTATTTATACGAACAAGAAACAGGCTTTGACGACGACGGATCGCCAATGACTAACGTTTTTATAGAAAGCTCTGACTTTGATATAGGAGAAGGTGATCAGTTTACTCTTATACGAAGAATTATTCCTGACTTTAAATTTATAGAAAACCAAAACGACGGCTCTGTTAATATCGTTGTTAAAACCAGAAATTTTCCTGGAGATTCTTTAACAACTAATTCAACAAACGCAATTAGCGAAACAACGCAACAAGCGTATGTTAGAGGCAGAGCAAGACAAATGGTATTGCGTTTTGAGTCAAACGACGACG